ATCAATTCGTTTGCGTCCACGACCAACAATTGATTGCTGCTTAGCGTTCGGTATAAACTCATTGAATTGCACTCCATCAACAGATTGAGCAATCGGAGATGAGGACGGCCCCAACCCACCCAAAATACTTTGGCCGCGTGCGATGGCTTGAGCGCCAGAATTAGTGTCGATCTTACCAGAACCAGGAGTAGTTTCTACGATATGAAACATTATAAAGTGGCCACTTAATTGGTCAGAATTGATGGGATACTTTAAGACACCGATGTCCTCAGTGCCAACATTAAGCGGGTCGAGCTTATTGCGGGTCCCTTGAATAAAGTTATTCACATTGCTGACAACGGTTCCGAATTTACCTAGAGTGGTCATTCATTGCTCCTTGAGGCCTTTCTCATACATACTATGTATGGCATATAAAGGTAAATTCAAACCACACAATCCCAAGAAATATCAAGGGGATTCGTCTGGAATCATCTATCGCTCCTCGCTTGAGCTTCGCTTCATGCGGTACTGTGACAGCACCCCGGAGGTACTCGAATGGGCTAGTGAAGAATTGGTGATCCCATATAAGTCTCCTATAGATGGTAAACCCCATCGGTATTTCCCTGACTTCTGGATCAAGGTCCGCCGAAAAGACGGCCGGCTTTATGAGTCGGTCATCGAAGTCAAGCCCAAGAAATACTGCGGGCCCCCTAATCCAAAAAATAGACTGACGAAAACTGGCAGGATTTCACGACGCTACATCAGCGACGTGAAGAACTGGGGTGTGAACTCCGCTAAATGGGAGGCTGCCAGAGGGTTATGCAAGTCGAAAGGTTGGGAGTTTGTGATTCTAACCGAGGGACATTTGAAACCCTGAGCATAGATATAGTATGGCAGAGAATATTTTTAACAAGATTCAACAGCTTCGCAGCAATACAGGAATTCCAGCCAGAGGCGCAATTGCCCAAGACTGGTTTCGTCAGACTGTTCGACGACTCTTTGGTGAGCGAGCCATTCGTGGGCGTGAGGAGCTTGTTCAAGCGGACGAAGCCACCACTAGATCACCCCAACAAATCCAAAGTCTGCGGGCTGGTCGAATGTATATGTTCGTCTACAATCCCAAACTACGAAAGCAACTGCCCGTGTATGATCGTTTTCCAATGATCTTTGTTCTAGAGTTTCGGCGTCAAGGATTTCTTGGAATCAACCTGCATTACTTGCCCCTCAAACTAAGAGCTGCATTGTTCAACGAACTGACCATCCTCATAAATACCCAAAATCTGAATGAGAACACTCGCTTGCGTATCAGCTATCAGATCATCAAAAATGCAACGAAATATCACAGTGCTTTACCACTAGTTCGAGAGTACCTTAATAAGCATATACGGTCACGAATGCTTGAGGTTCATTCCCGCGATTGGGAAATTGCTTTATTCCTACCAGCAGAGCAATTCAAGAAGAAGGGTAAGCATACCGTTTGGGCAGAGACACGAACAGAAATTAGAGAAGGACCACGCAGACGGGCCCGTGCCGCAAAAGAGCGACGTGAACGCGAGCAGCGTCAACGTCAGGAACGTCTACAGCAAGGTACTCAGGAAACCCCATGACCGGTATCGACGAACTACAAGCTAGAATTGGCAGCTTTGGCGTAACACGACCTAATAGATTTCAGGTCGAGCTGTCCTCACCGCCGGGTCTTTCCAACTTGATTCCAAGAGATAGAATAGAACGCCTAGCGATTCAATGTGAAGTAGCACAATTGCCAGGTAAGTCATTCTCCACACAAGAACAACGTATCTATGGACCTGTTCGCAAGTTTCCATATACTGCAACTTTCACTAGCAATATTGAATTGACATTTCGTATTGGAACCGACTATCTTGAACGTTCGATTTTCGATGAATGGCAAAATAAGGTTATGAACCGGTCAACTAATATGTTTGGTTACTACAAAGAGTATGTGACCGATATGATTATTCATCAGTTTGACACCGAAGATGAACGTATCTATTCAGTCAAACTTATCGAAGCATGGCCCGAAGCTATTCAACCGATTGAACTGAGTGCCGAAACGACGAATACATATAATAGACAAACCATCACATTCGCTTTTCGTCAGTGGGAGCAAACTAATGCTCTACCACTGATATTCCCCAGCACGACCTCGACGAAGAAAGCTGAAGGCGGAAAGATTCTAACGTATTTGACACAAGGTGGATTTGCTTTCTTCGATCAGTTGCCACGTATTACTGGTTCTGGTGGAACTATCTTTGGTAGTATTCTTTAACACAATAGGATGAATTATTATGGCATTACCCACAATCGTCACACCCCGATATACACTTGAGCAGCCGTCTACCGGCAAGCAAATTTCGTTTCGACCTTTTCTGGTCAAAGAAGAAAAGATTCTTCTCATGGCTCTCGAAAGTGACGATGCTTCAGAAGCGATTCGAGCGACTAAGCAAGTAATTGAAAACTGCTGCGACGACCTTGGTAATATTGATGATCTTCCAATGTTCGATATCGAATATATTCTCTTGCAGTTACGTTCAAAGTCCGTAGGTGAAGTTGCAGAACCAGTAATCAAATGTTCAAAGTGCGATGGGGATATCAAATTGAAAATTGATCTCTCGAAAATCGCTGTAACTAAGAACAAAAAGCATACTACTAAAGTTCAGATCACCAATACGGTTGGTTTGATTATGAAGTATCCAACATATGCAACCCTTCAAAATATTCAAGGTGCTGAAAATCTTACTGCTACAGAGACAATAGACTTGATGTTGAGTTGTATTGAATTCATCTATGATGATAAGCAACAGCATAAAGCATCTGAGCAAACCTCTACAGAACTTCATGAATTTATAGATCACTTGACGCAAGCTCACTTTGCAAAGATTCAAGAATTCTTTGATACGATGCCTAGATTAGAGCATACCGTATCATACACCTGCACCAATAAAGTTCGCACCGGCGACACCACTAGTGAAAAATGTGGTCATAAGGGTAAGGTGGTAATCAATAATTTACAGGATTTTTTCGGGTAAGTTTCTGTCATGATTCCCTAGCCAATATGTACAAGATGAATTTCAATTTGATGCAGCACCATAACTATAGTCTCAGCGAATTGGAATGTATGATACCCTGGGAGCGACAAGTCTTTATTAAGATGCTGGCTGACTGGATTGAGGAAGAGAACGAAAGGTACAAGCAACAAGGTATGAAGTAAGATGGCTGACGAACTAACACAATCTGGTTTCGATGATACTATCCAAAAACTATCGGCTGAGATTGAAGCTGCTGGCGATGGTGTCGAACGCTCTGTCGAGGACCAATCAGAAGTATTAGAACGGATTGTTGCCCGTAGCGTCAAAGCTATAACAACTACCTTGACCAATTCGACGAGACTGATTGAACAAATTGTTGCGACTCAGGAAACGATCCAAGAGGACGATAAAGAGCAAGACAAAAAAAGTATATTTCTTCTTACTAATTTAGGTGTGAGTTTGCGTGGACTTCTTACTCTTGGAGTCAATGCTAAACTTTCGGATACTGAACGCACGCGAGAAGAAAAACGAACAGGCGATGCTCTGATTGGTGCGTTGACCGAAATTGGTGGTGGTCTAGCATTCCTCAAAAACAAATTGGGCGACTTCCTGAAAATCGTCACAAACCCCCTAACGCTGATAGGTTCTATTGTTGGTATTGCTATCGGCACGGTAGCGGGGTTCTTTGCTTTCTTCAGCAGAGCCCTCAACATCCCTGCCATACTTCAAGCCATACTCAAACCAATCCTAGAATTTCTATCTCCTAAATCGCGTGTAGGCAAGGCTGTTAGTGGTATTGCTAAAACTTTAAGTCGAATGATTAGTTCATTCGTAAAGGTGTTCAGTCGGTTCGGTGCATTCATTCTCAAATCTATTCCGCTTGTTCAAAAGATAGTCAACTTTATAAAACCATTCATTGCATTCGGCAAAGGTCTTGGTAGCCTTCTAGGTAAGCTCGCTCTACCCTTGACTATTGTAATTAGTATAGTCAAAGCTGTCTTGGGTTTTATGGACGAGTTCAAAAAGACTGGAAGTATTCTTATGTCCAGTCTACGAGCCATTGGTGATATTCTAGACTTTCTTTCGTTTGGTGTATTCAATGCAGACCAGCTAAAGAAATTTGTTGGTGAACCTATTCAGAATTTCATTGCTGGTATCAAAGAATTGTTTACTGAAGGATTCTCGATAGCAACAATGAATAAGATTATGGAACCGCTTATCAAGTTCATTCTTGCTACCCCTAATATTGTGATCGACGCTATGGGAAGGATAACGGCATTCATCGCAGAAAAGTTGGGATTTGAAAACTTTGCTAAGAAGCTAAGATCATTCTTGGCCGACTTTGATTTGTTCGACCTTATCAATGATGCTGCTCAAGCGATAGGCAATTGGTTCGTATCGCTACCAAGCAAACTCGGTCAGCTAGGTATAATACAAAAAATGAGTAACAGTCTCGTCAGCATGTTCACTAAGATTACGGATATGATATTCGATTTCGTACTTGCAGTTCTACCAGATTTCGTGCTTTCCAAAGAACTTGAGGAAGTAAAGCAGGCTCGCAAGATTCGGAAAGACCGGCTCAAGAAAATTACTGCGGTTCAAGCCGAGTTAGGTCTTGCTACTATTAAAGAAGGCGAAGCGGAATTACAGCGCCGAGCAGATGTTACAACCGAACAGAAACGGCTTGATGCTATTAAGAAGGCCATTGACACTGGATCCCGTCGCGGCACCGGTCTAACCGGCAACGAACTAAATGCTTTAGTCGAGAGAGCAGTAACTATATCTGACCGGCTGAAAGCGTTGGATGCCCAGACACCAGTTTCGCTTGAAAAGTTAGCCCTAACGCAGGGAGCTGCCTCTGCTCTAGACCTGGCAAATCAAATGGCAGCCAATGCTACCCTGCGTGATAAAGCTAATCGAACAGCACCCGCTGTTTTGCCCATTCCTGCTGCGCCGATTATAGCATCTCCTACAAGTTCTGCATCACCGATCATCGCCCCATTATCAATGCGAAATAACGAAAACACGTTTCGCAGAATCATGCAAAAAGACTTCACGGGAACACA